AACTTCATCACCAATAGCAATAGATAAATGAGATCGGTGATATTTCTGTCCGCTAATAATCCAGTAATCAGGCTCATAAAAATGTTGTCCTGATGGATCTGCCGTAGAATCTGCGGTTAGCATTGGAGTCATCCAATATGGATCTACCTGAGATATTCCGTAATAAGAGCCTTTCGTAACACTATCAATATTAAAAGGCTTTTCGTAATATCTGGAATCGTCGCTTTTAACTTGAAATATCGCTACACGAATCCCGAATATATTTTTAAAACGATTAAACTCTTTTAGATTTTTTGTTACTTCCATCTGAATATCTTTATGTCGAATCGCAAAAAGAGTTTTTGAATCAAGATCCGAGCCATCATCCGCTTTAATGTCCCAACCATTTCTAGCGGCATCTTCTCCGGCCATGGAACACGCTTTATTTACTAGCCATTGCTGGGCTATGATCGCACATGCTTGATACCCAATGAAAGATTGAGTGGCATACCAACGCATGATCCCTTCAGGCACCGTATATTCTGAATTGAATTTAGAATTTATGGGTTCGGGAGCTTGATAGCCGTCATCGTCCATAGCCTTCCCATCGATTTCTGTCGATTCAGAGGCATCGGTCGCGGCGGCTAAAATTTCTTTTGCTTCGTCATAAATGGGGAATTCATTAGCTTTCGTTAACTGTAACGCCTCAATTGAGAAAGGCACTTTCCATTCATCACGTCGACCAGCGCCATAGTTTCCATGCTCCGGGTCAAGTTCAGTCGCGACAGGGATCTCCGGCACGACTTCCTTATAAAAAATCTTGTCTAACAGTTTGATTTTCATCATATTTTATCGCTTATCACTTTTTAACTATTATCTCTCATTTTAAGGTTTCGCCGCGCTAATGACAAGATAACTCTTGACATATATAAACCGATTAATCTTGTCATTAAATATCTTAAGATCCTCTAATGAATAAATCCTAAGAAAAGATTTGTAAATTAAGATGTTTTTATTGCCTTTTGTTCATTGGCGTTTATAATGGATGGAAACTAAAGGAGATTTAAAATGAGTGAAGACATAAAAATAGACGGAGAGGTGATAGATATAATCTTTGTTGTTAAGGATAAAGCGGACAACATGATTTTAGGTCTGTTTCATAACGAAATTGACGCTCAAGAGTTAGTCGCGTTAACCAAAAATAGCGATTATGAATCGTGGTGTATTGAAAAAGAAGGGCCGAAATTAAATTTCAAATATACTAAAAAAGAAATGTACGACAAGAAAGATATAGTATTTTTCAGAACATTTAGCCACTCCGGGATATTAACGCTAGATTATTCAGATCATGATTATAACGGCGGATTTGAAAACATTCTTTATCATGGTAGAGACAAAAACGATAAAGATTTTTGGATTTTGGGTTACGAAATTTACGGAGTTATTAACAAATGAAATCAGACGTAGAAAGTATTGTAACTAGCATCGATGAAGACATTAACGCTTTATTGGCTGTTAATTATTTTCATCTTGATCTTGGAGAAGTTAATAGCTTAATGCTAGTTTTGTTAAACACAAGCAAGAAAGTTCGCGCATTAAAAAGCGTAGCACGGTCTTTCGATGAAATAATTAATAACCAATATCGTCAATCTATCTCTGAAGTTCAATCCGTTAACGATAAGGAAGGCCGATAATGAATACCGTAAAAGATGACACTAAATTTATAAAAATGATGTATTTTTATTATAATATTACATACAAAGCTTTTACTGCATCGGATTGCAATTTTGGAGAAGAAGACGAAGATTATCTTTTTATAACTAAAAAAGAAATTAGTTTCGATAAACCTGATAAAAATATTCTCACTGATCGGATTATTGAAAAGTTAAAAAAATCAAAGGAGATTATCCAAGCAGAAACTTTCATTAGATTGAAAGAAATTGATGAACATATCGCAACTTTACTCTGTTTAGAAAATAAAGGTTAATATGACAAACGATCTTGATTACATTATCGACAATAAGCAGACTGTAGACGTTTTCTTGTATTTTGATTTAAAAGAACAAGAATTCAGAGTCAAGCTTTACGAAATTTACCCTAAAGATATTCGTTATATTTATATTAAGCGGTTTGAAGTTGTTTTAGATCTTCCTAACAAGTCATTGTTTAATAATGACAGGATAGGATATTTATATATTGAACGAGATAAAATGTGGTCTGATATGCGTGAAAAGGATTTTGACATAGACAAAACTAGAGATAGTCAGTCGACTAAAAATTGGAAAAGGCATCAAGAAATCGAAGCTGAAGTTTTATTTTTGAAAACGCAGAACTCCGTTGCCGAAGCCAAGACTGCATCTTCCGATCATCCAGCCGACTAAACAATTTTACAAACTTTTCGCCAATGAACACTTTACAAGATCCGTTCATTGGCGCATAATCTCTTCATCGAAACAACGGAGATTATGAAAATGGCAACGAAAAGTTATACGGCGGCGGAAATCAAAGAAATCTTGAATAATGCAGGTGACAAAAGCTGTTTTGCTTTCGCTAAGAACAATCCTTACTTCGCGAACGATGAACGAATTAAAGCTATGGTTAATCGTTGGGAACGTTTTCAAGAATTACATATCGACACAATTAACAGCCGCACGTTTCAATCTGTAGAAAATTGGTTACAGGCTTTCAGAGATAAATATCTTTAATCTGCCGCGCCCGGCGAACCGGGCTTAATTGGATTGAATAAAAATGATAACTTTCGGAAAACGTTTTTCTGTCGGCATGCCGACGACTGAAGTAAAAAATTCTACCGGTATTTATGAAGACGGTAAAGAAGTAGGTGTTATCTATTTCGCACCTATGAGTTTTAATCAAGGGTTTGAATACGGAATCGTCCTAAAAAAGAAGCATCTTGGATTTTTCCAATCGCTTGATACAGCAAAAAGACACATCCTTACGGGATTTCCCGTTGCCGTAAAATATTTCTGATATTGCTAAGCCCGGCGAACCGGGCTTAAGGATTTGAAATGAATTTCAGAATGTCAACGGATCGAGTATTTTCCTTAGTATGTTTATTTTTTATCATCGTGTTTATTTTAATCGGATATTTTTGGTATGCTGATACCGTAGAAATGAGAATTCAGGAACGTCAAATCACAAACGAGTCAAAGCCCGTAATGCATTTTCAAACTATTTACGGATCTAAAGGCGAATTTTTAGCAATGATTCCCGTTCAGTACTTTGAGCATAAATATGTATGCAAAGATCATGATAGGTGGAGATAATGAACATTCGAGAATATACCGACGCAGGTCTAAAATCTTTATTCATGAATAAAGAAACAGAAATAAAAATGATAAGGGCGCGGCAATTATCATTACAAAAAGAATTAGAGGAACTTATTTCTGATCGCGAAGAAATTATTTTCTTACTTGTTGAGCGCGGATTTAAAGTTAAATTTCAACTTTAGGAATTTATCATGGCTAAATACGCCATCTTTACATTATCAATGCCGAATAATAATTCATGGAACGGGCGCTGGACTGGTCAGGATAAAAAATATATCGAGGCTCGTGAATTGCCAAAAGGCAAAACATTACTTGATCATCATTCGTATAATTTTGGTGACGGCTGGAGAGCTGTGATTGATATTCAAATCGTTGATGATGTAAAACGAAAGAATAAGCTAATGAAGTATAGCGATGGATTTTGCGGATACGATTGGATGATTGATTCAATCATGAAACATGGTGCTATTAAGACGGATGACTAATAATGTCTCATTTAAAAGAACGTTATGAAAATTTTATCGCCGCAGCCGAATCTAAAGGCGAAAAATTTTTGTTATTTAAATACCCGGAATGCAATGCTAAACTAAAAACTTTTCCGAATCTTGGCTATGACAATGAAGATTCTTTTTGTACTTGTCCTTATTGTGAAAGTCAATTTTTAAAAGTTGTTCATCCGCATAACACCGTAACTGTATATTCAATGAAGGAGTTAAGATGAAAATTAAGACATTGGAAAATAATAACTTGTTCTTTAACGATCTTGCGCCGGGTGATGTTTTCTCATTATCTTTAAATAAACTGTTCTATATGAAAGTGGCATCTGAATCAGCAGATGCATTTAATGCCGTTCATTTGTCTCCTGGAGACAAGGTTCACCTGAATAGTTCCGATTCTGTTGTTTACTATCCTAAAGCAATTTTATTGCTGAATGGTGAAAGAGAATGAAAAAATCAAAAATTTACGCTGAGATTTTAGAACAAGGCGCACTCGATCAATATAATGCGGTCATGGCATTGCCTGATGTTGTCCAGGGCGCATTAATGCCAGACGCGCATACTGGATATGTATTACCAATCGGTGCGGTCATTGCAACAAAAGGCACTATTTATCCGTCATTCGTCGGATACGATATCGGCTGCGGTATGTCTGCTACAAAATTAGATTTTGATGCAAACGATTTAAAAACAGTACCGCACGCGTTTCAATATGCAATTGAACAGAAAATACCACTAGGGTTTAATAAAAACAATCAAGAACAAGAAGACCGCGCCGCAAATGCGCAACATTCTTTGGGCGATTCCTATAGTGATTTTTTACGCGAGCATGTTTCCTATGGGCCTAAATGTCTTGGCACATTGGGCGGCGGCAATCATTTCATTGAAATTGGTCGTGACGATAAAGACGGTAAAACCTGGGTTGTCATTCATTCTGGTTCACGCTCTATCGGTCATGCCGTAGCTACTGAATATATGCGTCTAGCCGCATTGCAATATTGTGATGGCCGAAAAGATGAAACTGCCAGCGCATTAAGCATTGATACGCAATTAGGGGTTAATTATATCATTGATCTCGATTGGTGTTTACAATTCGCTTTACTCAATCGACAATTAATGTCTGAATGCGTAATTTCAATTTTGTCAAATGTATTGCAATCAAAAATACCTGTTTTACAGTTTATTAATCGCAATCATAATCATGCTGAACAAGTTGGCGATCGCTGGATACATCGTAAAGGCGCAACTCATGCCGACGCAGGAATGTTTGGTGTTATCCCTGGTAATATGCGCGACGGTTCATTTATTACTATCGGTAAAGGTAATCCAGAGTCTATGAATTCTTCTTCTCATGGTGCCGGGCGCGTGATGTCAAGAACTCAAGCTAAAAAATTGATCACAATGGCTGATTTTGATCAATCTATGCGTGGAATTGCCGCGCCGGTAGATGTCAAACATATTGACGAATCTCCCATGGCCTATAAAAATATTTATGAAGTCATGGATCTGCAAAAAGATTTAGTTGACGTTGTTACACACGTCACACCACTCATTAATGTTAAGGGTTAATCATGGACATCAAATTATTTTTACCGCAAAAGCAAACGACTTTTGAAAATGTTCTCATTGGTAATTGTTTTTATGCCAAGGGTGAATATTATATGAAGATCGTTTGCGGCAATCAAACGCCCTGTGCGGTAAACCTAAAAACAGGTTTTGTTGAAACTGACATGCCCGGTCAAACTAAAGTCAACAAATTATCAAGCTCTCAATTTGTTGTAAATCTGGACGGTGAATGATGAAAATTATTGATAATAGAAATAATAAGCTACAAAAATTATCAAGCATAGAAGCCGGACAATGTTTTATTTATAATGGAAACTTTTTACTTTTATTAGATAAAACTTTATCAAATGGATTTCTGTACAATGCCGTTTATTTATCATCTGGCAATTTGTTCCATTCTGATGTTGATATGGTAGTTAATGTTGTATTTGACGCGGCAGTTATTATCAAATAATCTTTACAAATCTTTTAGCCAATGAACATTGACGCTTGATGTTCATTGGCGTTATAGTATTTCCAGTTGTTTTACTGGAGATCTAAAATGAAAATCATGGTTATTCTTCAGGACGGAACGATTGGAACGGTAGAAGCTCCGACTGTTGCGATGATCGGCCAAGAAGTAGAAGTGCTTGTGCATTATGAAAACAACGCCCCCGTAATAGTCAAAGGGATTGTTGAATATGTTGTTGACGTTCTTGAGTTTTACGCTGGAGATAAAAATGAGAGCAACATTTGAAGATCTCGTTCCTGGTAAAATCTTGTTTACTGTTTGTTGCGTTATTGGGGAAAGCGTATCAACTCCGAGAAAAATGATCGTCCAGGCTGAACCGACTTGGCATGAATTTAAAAGATTAGGCGGCGGAGCATGGTTTGTAAAGATTAGAGAATTTTACGAAGATGAATCCTTTAATCTTGAAATTTCACTACAAGACAATGGGATCAGATGCCCCGAACCGGAAGGACATCGAGTTTACAATTTACATCGCGTTTATACTACGACGAAATCAGCATTGTCTTATGTCCATCAGATCAAAAATCGTCATATTACCGATGACGAAGAAGATGACGCTTTTTTGCAAAAGAATATTGAAAACGGTTTCTCTAGACCTGCGCCGTTTGTCCTGTATTTTCCTAAATTCGATCACTCAAAAGATTATAGAATTTCTATAGAAACTTTTCTTCCAATAATGGACAAAAATATTTAACTATTTAGCCAATGAACACTTGAACAATTCGTTCATTGGCGTATACTGACTCTATCGAAACGAGATGGAGGGTAAGAAAATGGCAACTGTACGCGATATTAAAGAAATCGTCGAAACGACTACAGAATTTAAATGCTTTACGTCAACTGTAAATTCTCGTGGTCAAATCCTAGTTAGCGTTGTGGCTAACCCATTAGCTAAGAATAAAAATGATGGCGAAGTAGTTTATCAGAAAAAATTTCCTAAATTCTACATCGTATCAGCACAAGACCTTTGCGATGTCGAAATGGCAGTCAATGCGGAGTATATAAAATGAAAAATAAATTGATTCCTCTGATTGTCGTTCGGGAACAGGTTATACGCGTACAGAATAAAATGGATAAGGTTAATAAAACACTTAGCAAGACGTGTGAAACTATTATTCTGCTGAACGCATTAGCCGACAATGAAAATTCCGAATCTCTTGAGGCAAAAAGAAATTCTTGGTTAAAAATACTTGTTCTTAAAGAACACCTTTCTTATCGATTAAGTCGTTATTATGCTAAACGTCTTCATGTTTTGCATTGTGTCTTAAGTTCTAATGGTGGAGAATTATTTTCGAAAATAGTTCCTGTACCTTCTGTCTGCCGTATAGCATAATTTCTTTACCTTTGCGTCTTTAACCAGGGCGCAAATGCCAAGTTATTATCATCAACAAAGGAGTATTTAATGAGATACATCAAGATAAATCCTGACACGCCAACTCGCGCCCAACGTCGCAAAAGTTTTCACGACAAGGTTAACAATCGCGACGCGCGTCGAATGGCCCATCGAATGAATCGACCTGAACGCATGGACTTGATCAGCAACGGTCACTATAAATTGACGCAATTTTTTAATATTGCGTAGTTTCCTGCCAAGCGCATCTATAAGGTGCGCTATTATTGAGGTCATATTATGTCACCTATCGCTTTATCAGCTAAACAGATAAAAGATTTTGATGAATTAAATAATGATAAAATGGCTATTGATAAAACCCTGTCAGTCGCTTTGACTTATCATTCCAATTTAGCCAATGAAAACGCGAAGCGCGAACGTGAACTCTGGAATGATCTCATTGACACTTATCGTTTATCAAAAGATGTTTCTTATAAAATTAAGCCTTCGCCAAACGGTCCGGTCATCGTTGAAAATGTTGAGGAATGAAAATGAATCGTGTTAAATATCTGACTATCGACTATAAATTAACGGAGAAAGAAGAAAATGACATCAAGAAAAATTAGCAAAGTGCTGGTTCATGATGAAGCAGAACGCCCTAGTACGGATTTGGAAAATATTCTGGATTCCCAAGCCGACAACCAATCTCTTGTCGATACAATTAACCATAAGATTTACTCTTTAATAGAGCGTTTAGCCTATAGCTCGAAAGAAAGTCATACGACTGAAGATAAGCCGGAGCAGACCGGATTGCTAGAAATTTTGGCCGAAAGACTTACTGATGAACATTCAAAATTAGTCAGTATTTTGGAAGGTATCGATAGACTGGAAACTATTTTGTAAAGTTTTCACTCTCTTATAGTAATTTCCGTTCATTGGCGTTATAGTGGTTCTTGTCAAATAGAGAGGAGCCACTATGAAAAATCTCAAAAAGAAATATCTTACCACTTCACAACATTTGGACGTGATTTTGTTTGGTCAAGCTACGTTCAAAAATTGTCTTAAAGTTTGTGAACCTTCCTATGCGTGGTTAGCAGCCATGACAGCTATGAAAACCGCACGTACCCAAATTTTTAAAACTGGGAAAATTTTAAAATGACACCTGAAGACAATAATAGAATTTTGATTTACATCAAAGATAATTCGCCATTGACAATTACTCATGGCATTCCTGATCAAGTCTTAAGTATTTTAATCGATTATGCCGTATCTGGTTACAAAAAAATTCATCCTGAATTAGGAATTAGAGAATTAAAAGAAGAAATAGATAAACTTAAAAATGATCTTAGATTTTCAGATGCATTGAAAAATGATCTTGCAGCCAAAATTTCGAATGCTCTTAATATTTTAGACGTATCAAGAGAAGAATTTGAAGAATCGTTCGGCGATCTCCGTTGGTTCGTGTCCGTAGTTGTTGATCAAAAAAAGGAATTGCGCTCGGCACTGCAATCATTGTTTGATGATTACAGCATTGTCTCGGATATGGGGAATAATGATGCAGGCCAAAAGGCTTTGTCGGTGCTGGAATTGACGAAATGAATAAATCAACTTACGAAGAATTGGAGAAAAGATTTCAAAGTTATTGTCGACATGATGGCGGACGAACATACGTCGGCGAAAAGACAGATATCTGCGCCATTTGTGGCTGGGATTTAACGAAGTGCCAGCATCGCGGCGAAACCGGTAAATTTTGTAGTCAATGTGGTGAAAGGTTAAGAGGGTTGAAAGGTGAATAAATTACCAGAGCATACTTTGAATGCCATGGCTAATGACGATAGCCCCGGCGGTTGGAGCAATCAAACAGTTAAACCAATGGCCGCCGAAATCCTAGAACTCCGCGCCGAAAATGAACGGTTGCAGGCGATAGTCGAGACTCCTATTAAATTGCCGCGCCTAAGATCTGTATATTATCTTGATGCAAACGATAATTTTAATCCATATGCTTACTTATGGGATTTACATAAAAATATCAGAGAACACGGCTTAACGGCGGCGAAAGATGAATAAATTAACGGATGAAGATATCGATACTGTATATCAACACTGCAAAAATTTTTTCGACCCACAAGTATCAACCGGGTTTATGATTCAACTCATCGACCGATTGCGTGAGGTTGAGCGTAATTGCAAAGAATGGCAAAGACTTTTAGATAAATGCACAAACGTCGGTATGACTCTCATCGAGCAAAGGTGCGAGCTTGAGCGGCGTCTGGCAGTAAAAGTAGAACTGCCATCAAAAATATCTGAATTCAACAAAACGGGAAATGGTTTTGTTCTGCCGGAGGCGAGCAATTACGATG